TTTAGCAAATTTTTCTAAGCCAGCTATACCAAAACTACCCAAAGTAACTAATACAAATGAGTTAAATATTGAATCGCTTATAATTAATTCTTTACCCATAATACCAGTAACTATATCGGTGGTAGCAAATACTACCATTACGGCAAATGATAAAAAACCAATTATAGTTTTTTCATTGTAGCTATTTTCGTCTTTAAAAATATCTTTAAAGGCCATGATTTTATTTTTTATATTGTTGAACATATAAAAACGCTTAATTGTAACTAATTATATGGTTATACATATCAAAATATCCCCCAACTATACCCAAAGAATATAAAATTACGTTTTTCCCCTAACTGGTAGTGTATGCCTATATCCATAAAAGCGCCATCATTATTGACTACACGGTAATAATGTGAGAATTTAATGATTATGGTTTCTGTTGTAGATCTTCCTCCTTGTAAAAAGTATCTAAAATTATTTTTTTGGATAACCACCCCCATAAGAAACGTAAACTCCTTTTTACGTGGTCGTCCCTTGTATTCAGCAAATTCTTCAACTGGTTGGAGTAAATATCTAAATCGTCCAGCATTCTGTTGAATAACGTTATTAAAACTGAAATTTACTGAAGAAGGAAGATCGATCATCCCTAATTCAAGTGATAAATTTGAATTTGTAGTTAAACCAAGGTGCGTATAAGGGAAAACAAGATGGTGGTCAATATACACTCCATGTTCAATTGATTTAATGAAACTATTAGGAAAACTACTTGATTGAGAATAAGAACTTATTGAAAGGAGGCATAGTATGAAAGTTAATATGTACTTTCTGCTATCCACATATATAAATATAAAAAGGGACCCTAAATAGGGTCCCCTTTACATAAAATAGTAATTATTTTACTTTTTAAATAAACCTTTTACCATATCCCAATTACGAGTTGCAAATACACCAAAGGCAAATCCTGCGTAGATTTTAAAGCCAAATGTCCATAGGATGAGACCAGCAATTAAGCCTAATACACCTTCAACACCATTAGCTACTACCCAATCTTTAACAATTGTAAAGATTTTTTTAATAAAGTCTAATACTTTTTTCATAATTAATTATTTTAATATTATATTAATAAATATTACTAACCATCACAGGATAAACAATCCTCAGTAGTACGAGAACCCAAATCACCTTTAATCACAGAATCTGTACGTAGATAATATAATGTTTTAACACCTAATTTCCATGCTTCCATATGGACTTGATTAATCCATTTGGGAGAATCAGTTGGATCAAATGCTAAGTTTAACGATTGAGTTTGATCAATGTATTTTTGACGTGTTGCTGCTTGTTGAACTAAAGCTAATTGGTTGATTTCTGGGAATGTCATAAATACTTCCTTTTCATCTTCTGTTAGTATATCATTAGATATACCCATTACAGAACCATTGTCACCCATAATTTGGTCCCAAACACGAGTTGTATTGTGTTTCTTTTCAACTAGTAGTTTTTCTAATTCTGGATTTTTTACAATAAATGTCCCTTTAGCACCATTAAATACATAAATGTTAGCTGGTTGTGGTTCAATACCTGCTGAGCAGTTATTAATACGAGAATTAGATACAGTTGGAGCAATTGCTAACAAGTGAGTATTTCTCATACCTGTACCCTTACACCAAGTTGGTTCACCATATTCTAAAGCCATTTGACGAGATGCGGCTTCAGCTTTTATTTTAATATCACTAAAGATAGTGTGTGTCCAAGCTGTAGCACCAATTGAGTTAAATGCTAGATTTTTTTGCTGTAGGAATGTATGCCACCCCATTACACCTAAACCCAATGCTCTACCTTTTTTAGCTGAACGATGAGTACGAATCATTGAATCCTTACCATTAGTTTTTTGGATAAATTCCTCCATTACACCATCTAAAAAGTAAGTAGCGATTTCAACTACATCTGTGTTTTTCCACTCATCATACTTAGCTAAGTTTAGAGAAGATAAACAGCAAATAAAACTATGTTCCTCATCTGTATGTAAAGTAATTTCAGTACAAATATTAGTCATAGAAACATCCAGATTATTCATACGATAAGCTAAAGGATTGTCTTTGTTAACATTGTCCTTAAACATTATGTAGGGTTCTCCGGTTTCTACGCGGGATTTAAGTATTTCAAGCCATAGTGACATAGCCTCGCTGTCTCGATCCTGTAAGCGCTTCATAAACGCGTCATCTACAACAACTGCTTGGTGTAAATTTAAACATTGTCTATTAGGATCACCTTTAGGTCTACGGATCTGCATAAACTCTTTAACATCAATGTGATTGATATCTAAATTTACGGATGCAGCTCCCCTTCTTACACTACCCTGATTGGTAGCAATAATAGTTGAGTCATAAATTTTAGCCCAAGGGACTATTCCTTCTGATTTTCCATTTCCTGTAATTGATGCTCCTCTTCCTCTAATTCTACTAAGGGATATTCCCACGCCTCCCCCATAGGAAGTAAGGCGCATAAGCTCTGCGTTAGTGAGTCCAATACCACGGACCGAATCCGGAGTATCAATACCAAAACAACTAATTGGCAAGCCCCTATCAGTACCAGTATTACTGAGAACAGGGCTAGCAAGACCAATCCATCCATTCCAAATGTATTTAAAAAATTTATTTGCTAAATCTGGTCTGTTTAATCTATCAGCTACAGCATTAGCGACGCGTTTATACGCTTTGCGGGGAGTTTCCCCAGGCAATAGATATCCTTTAGATATTGTAGATAAAGCTACATCATCAAAAAAATCAGGATAATCTTTACCTCTTTCCCATTGGGAGTAATCTGCTACTATATTGTTGTCCATAATTAAAATATACTTTCATCCCACTCCATGTGGCCTTTTGAATAATTTGTTACCCTGTTTGCGAAGAAATCTGTGTGTTGTTTACCACCTGATAAAGCACCAAACCAACTCATTCTTTCTACAGCTGTCATATCGATTCCTTCGATAATTGGTTTATAGCCTAAATCACCCAATTTTATATTAACTCTATTTTTAATAAAGTTTTCTAAATCATATTGTGAACAACCTTCTAAATCACCTAACTCATAACATTTTCTAATGAAATCTAATTCAAGTTTTAGAGATAATAATGCTGCTTCGTTTATTGCTGCTTCAAGCTCTGGTGTTTTGATTTGAGGATTTTCATCGATAAGTGTTCTGAATAACCAACATCCAGCTTCTGAATGGAGTGATTCATCTCTAATAGACCATTCAACAATTTGACCCACTCCCTTAAGCTTGTTTCGCATTTTAAAAGATAAAAGGACGGCGAAGGAAGAGAATAAATTAACTCCCTCGGTAAATGCTGAGAATATAGCGAGTGACTTAGCAATTTCATGGACATCTTTTTCACCAGTGAAACTATCCCTAAGAGTAGTAAGATTTTCAATTTTAGCCATCGTAGCCTCATCTTCCATAAACTCATCGAAATTTTCAAGACCAAGTGTTTCATTTAATAGTGAATATGCTTCAGCGTGTATTGTTTCAAATGCCCCAAATGTTGTTGCCATCATAATAACTTCTGGTTTTCTAAACCATTTAGTAACTAGTTGGGTCCAATAATCATTTACAACTGTTTCGGTTTGAGCAAATCCCTTAAGGATAGACCCAATAATGTTTTTTTCTGTTTCATTTAAATTTGAATTCCAATCCGTGATATCGCTCATCATTGGGATTTCTGTGTGAAGCCAGTGGGCTTGTTGTTGTTTTAACCAAAAATCAGCTGCTTCTTGATATTCGAATGGTTTGTAAACGATGCGTTCCTGCAAAAGGTCTTTTTTTGCCATTGTAGTTTTTTAAATTTTAAATTAAGAATGTAATAAATTGCGCAACCGATCTTTTTCTGATAGACTAAAGTTGTCTTGTATTTTAGCATTTTCATTTGAATTAAATTCAGGTGTCCCAGCTAACTCTTCAAACTCTGCATCATTGACGATTCTATATTCACCAATAGCGATATTAATAGCAGCGTTGTAAGTAAGTCCATCCATCCCGTATCTATTCTTCATTATATGAAGTTTACCAACTCCAGTTTGTTTGTCTTTAGCACGACGGCTGATTGAAGCCGCGAAATCTGTAATCATCATTTTGTCATAAGAGCCCGCTGCTTTATGTCCTTCAATAATTTCGTCTTGTGCTCCTTGTCTGTTAACTTGAGAAGCGGACCAAATTGGGATATTAAGTTCGCGGGCTAATGCTTTCGTGCTTATATAAATATCATCAATTTCTTCCTTACGCTCCTTACTTGTTTTCTTTGAACGAAGAAGGTCAACATAATCAATAACTACCAAATCTATTTTGGTACCTAAATCCTCACATTTTTGGATATGCGACTCAATAGTCGACATAGATGCCTTATTTGGTGGGAATTCTTTAATAATAAGATTACCAGGTAATTTAGTCATTACTTCTTCAACCTTATCTTTGTGCATCATAATTTCATTAGCTGGAATTTTAGTAAAATGAGCATCAAATCTTCTACCTACATAATCCTCACCTAACTCTAATGTATAATAAACTACATTAAATCCCATTTTTACAGCATTACCTGCTAATGCTACTAATGACCAAGATTTACCAGCACCTGGACCACCAAATATTAAACCAAAATCTCCATTACCCAAACCACCTTGAAGGATATCATTAAATTCTCTCCATGGAGTTGGGATAGTAACTCTTTGTTCTTCACGATAACGTGTTTCAAAATCTTTAAGATATTCATGTCCAATATGCTTGTCCATCCCAGCTTTTAAAGCATTATCAATTAAACCACGAATTGAATCATAATCTTCAGCTTTAAGCAAATCAACACTACCTAATAGTGCTTTTTTAAGTTGCTGGTTCTTACAAAATGCTGAAAATTCAGTTTGAATGTATTCTGAATCTGTAGATATTATTTTGTAAGCATCTCTAAGTTGTTCTCTAATAGATAATTTTAAAACATCATTAGTAACTTTTTCATATTCTGACTTTAATACCTCTGGTGTAGGGGTAGTGTGATATTCATTATAATACTTTAAAATGTTATCGATAATCCACTTATGGGCTTGATTATCAAAATACGATGAATCCAGTATATCATGGATGTTAATTAAAAATTCTTTACGATCGAGTAAGGAATGAATAACCTTAATTTGAAATGCTGGGCCATACTTATTTAGATCACTTAGAGTCATTTACAAAACTATTTAATGTTTGGAACTGGTTATTAACCCAAAATTCAGGGTTTTTAATTAGATGACGTAATCCATCTTCTTGATAGAATCTAAGAAAAGCTTTTTGATTTAGCACGGGTGGATCAATATCTATTTGTTCCTCTAGATAGGCCTTTTCTAAATCATCTACCATTGGATTATGCAAATCCATGATTTTATAATTTTTACGTAGGCTCTGCTCGTCAAATACTATACGAGAATAAATAAGATGTTCCTTGTGTTTTTCTGCTGCTATTTCAAAGATATCATCTAAAGTTAGTTTACGTTCATTTAATTCAGGGAATAATTTACGTAATTTTTTCTCTCCTAAACCTTTTATACCAGGGATTTTATCTGAAGCATCACCCATTAGGACTTTATATAAAATAAAATTCTCAGGTAAAACACTGAATTTTTCTATTACAGTTTCAGGTGTATAAAAATCCTTTTCAATAGGACGATATACACAAATTTTATTACTTGTTAATTGAATAAAATCTTTATCACTTGATACAATAAACGCTCGAGAGTTGTCATGAGTATTGGTGATAGTCGTCGCTAAATGCGCGATTATATCGTCGGCCTCTACTTTGTCGAGCGCTATGGTTTTTACAGGGAGACACTTCAAATAATCGATTAACCTTACTATTTGATCTAATTTAGCATCATGTTCATCTCCTACATCTTCAAATATTTCCCAGTTAGTAATACGAGACTGGTGACGGCCTGCCTTATATTCTGAAAGAATATTTTTACGATTCATTGATGAATTCTCTCCATCAAAGATAATGTACATTGCTGTTGGCTGAATAGCATTTATTAGAGTCCCCAATGAACGAACAAATCCTCCTAACCCTCCTACATGAACACCATGCTCATTTACAATATTAAGCATTGCGAAGTTTCTAAAAAATAGATTTAGACCGTCAATAAATAAAACTCTTTCATGTTGTGAGGAGGGTGTCTCCGGCTCCTTATCCATATTGTTGAGGAGCTCTAATAAATCCTTATTTGCCATAATTTAACTTGGTTCTTGTTCTGTGAAAACTTGTGGTAAGGGTTCTTCGTAAACTTCCTCAATAATATCAAAATCACCACCACCTAGGATCTTACTCCATTCTGCTGTATGGTCATCTTTATACTTTTTAAGGTCCTTTTCAGTATCCTCAATAAAACCATGGGGTGTCATAATAATTTTACCTCTAGTGGTAAGACCATTAATGTGGTTTTTATCAATTTGTAGGTTAGTACGTTTAGCAAATTCAACTTGCTTCTTATCTTTAATCGCTTTGATTTTAGATGTTCCAGCATTAGCAATATTACCAAATGTAACTACAAACGTAGCATCAAACCACATAGCAAACCCACCTTTGTTCATCAACTTTGGTTTACCCATAGGTGATTCTGGTTTTGCTGTCCAAACTTTATTTATACAGACTAGTGTATTTGTATGTACTGAACTTTCTTTACGTGATAATGTAATCCTTTGATTAACACTATTACCAAATTGAGTTGACATAGCACCAGCATTCCACTCATTATTGTTCTTATTAGATCTAATAGATAGCTCACATGGAACTGAACCAATAGAATCCCAAAGGAACATTAAATCATATGGTAGGTTACCTTTTTTCTGCTCATCTAGTAAGTCAAGAATAAAAGCAGCAACATCTTCAATAGTATGAATAGTTTCACGATCAGCGTAAATAAAATTACCTTGGTAATCTGTTAATTCACCTGTTTCTTCATCAAATACTTCTTCAATGTCTAAACCCATTTGCATAGCATGTTCCCAATTCCATTTCATTTCAGTAATAATGAATACTGGGAGAATACCTGTTTTTTGAGCACTAACAGCAGCCTCAATGAGTGCTGTAGTTTTACCTGTATCACTATGTCCTCTTAAAAGAACAATATGACCTGTGGGTATTCCAGGTACTGAAGTAACTTCTTGGAATGCGTTACTTAGTGGAACCCACTGTTGGGGTTTAAACTTAACGTTCCCACTAAGACCTTTCTTATCCTTAAAGCCACTAAGATCAAACTTAGATTTTATCTCGGCAGACACTGCTGCTGTTAGAGATTTACTTGCTTTTCTAGCCATACTTAGAAGGGCAGATCATTACTATTACTGTCTTCGAATAAACTATCGAATTTGTCGAGTTTAGTTTTCTTTACGTTGTCAGTAGAAGTGTTAAGCGAGTAATTTGTTTGAGGTGTTGATGATTCCTTCTCGTCATCAATAATATCACCTTCTTGAGCTGCATCTTCTGGAGATAACCAAGATTCAAGTGATGATTTCATTTCATCGTAAGGAACTTTCTTAAATACACCTTGTGGGTCTACCTGATTTGATAACCAACTCTCTACTTTTGCAGCATCATCATCTAGTGAATTTTGCTTCATTGAAGGAGTAGCTATAGTACGATTGTACTTAGTACCTGTCATTTCTGGTCCTTCAGTAGTAAGCTTGATATCACGACCAGCAACTACATCAGTAAAATCACCTACTTCTTCATCCATTGCCATTGACAAAAATGATGAGTATAGCTCTTTACCGAACTGCCAAATCTTAACACCCTCATCTTCCATACCACGAACTATAACAGGAGCAAAGTAACGAACTTTTGGTTCGAGCTTTTTAGCCAATTTCCAGTTCTCTGGTTGGTCGGTTTGACGGAGTTTTTTAGCGAACTCAACTAATGGATCTTTCTCATCGAAGTTAACTGGAGAAATCATTACTGGTTTCCCAATACCATAATGGAAATACAATTCACTAAATGGAGTTGCTTTATTAAACTTAGAAGGAACAATACGAACTGTTTGTTTCCCTACTGATGGTTTCCAGAACAATGACTTACCATTGTTAGAATTGTTGGAGGCGGGTTTTTGCAGGGCCTCCAGGCGCTGCTTGATTACATCTAAATCCATGTTTATAACTTTTTATTAATGATTAAATATACGAAACTATTTGGTGGACTCCAAATTATAGTTCAATGATTTTGTGGATTTTTGTTTTTAGTTCTTTAAGCTCATTCTGTTGAGTTAAAAGGATTGTATTACGATAGTGTTGCCAGTCTACTCTAAAACTTAAATCTACAACACCTCCATTTAAACGTTTTATTAATTCGTTTAGGGCGTTAATAGTGTAAAGTGTATTACTATCTTTTTTACGGTGAACTAAAATTGTATTCTCTGGAATTGAGGATACGTTATGTTGGTCAACATTATATGTAACAACATACTCGTCGTTACTTTTTATATGTAGTACAAACATTTTATTGTACATGATTGTGTACTGTGATTGCAGATCTTCTACTAATTGGTCTAGGTTTTCTAGGCTAGTAAAGGTGCAAAATAACTTATTATTCAAATCTATTTTATTTTGGGGTGATGGTGTGTCTAACCCATAAATATAGTCGTAACTAGGCAAAATCGTAGTTGATTCCATTTTTTTCTTTTATTTGTAACTTTAATTTATAAAAAACCTTTTTAATCTGTTCTAGCACATCTAATTCACTATCATCCACATCGAGTAAAAATGAATCATATGTGTAAAGAACCAATTTGGTATTCATACCTTTCAATAATGTGAATATACGAAATAATATCTCGATATTCAAGCTTGTCTCCATATTTTGTAAGATATAGTTGAATAACTTTTGAGGGTTCATATCCTCTAAAACATCATTTTTGTACTCGTAATGAGAGATAGGGCATGTGATAACGCCTTCTGTTTGAAAGGTTTCCCAGGTCGTACGTATATACTCACTTGTAGCCTTAAAAAACGGGAGATCTTTATAGTTATCAAATACTCCTCCGTATAATTGTTTAAATGTTAATTCCTTTGCTTTTGCATAATCCACTTTATACATCTCGGCAAATGACTTGTGAATATCTTTATCACCAAATTCGTAATCCACAAGCATGGCAGCCAAAGTGGGATGGTAAGCACCAATATCAAACTCCACAAACCTGTTATTATGTGGAATAAAACTTTTTCGGGATCCGTCCTTATGAGAAAGTGCCGCGTAATTAACTCCGCCAAATTTGTTAGAAGGTCTAGTCGTAAGCGTTTTATAGTTGTAAGTAGTGTAGACATATTCGTCTTCAACTGGATGGAAGTGTTTTTCAAATTCATTCTTATCAATTTTTATGCCATTACGCTCTATTGCATTAAACACCAACGTAGCTCGGTCATTATAGAACGGGTTTACCGCGGAATTAACACGGTGCTCCAAATCATCATATACTTGCTCGCAAACCTCATAATGCTTGGTAATCGGCACGAGTTGGTTTACCGTTTTTAGATCCGGAAATCTCCTATATAATGTAGAATGAGCGGTAGTTTGTGGAAGTATATACGGAGGAGATCCCAATGTTATATCTACGAGCTGTTTTAATATCGTGTAATGTAGAAACTCTTTCTTGTCTCTAACATATATCGTCTCTAACCCCTTTAACCATAAGTAAATCTCATCTTCGAATATGTTTTCGCATTCGGGATGAGATGTAGGTAGAATATACCCCTTATGACCTTGGATAGGTCTTACATAGAAGCCAATAATAGAGTTTTGTGAGGG